TGGTGTTAATCTTTCTCTAGCCATTTTTTACCTTTGTCTTTTGGTACTCATCCCAAACCGTTTGTCCAACCAAATCTCTTGTACATGTTCCTGTTGTTTCACAAATTGGCGGATTACATTCAGCCTTTTCCCAATTTACTGGGTCTTGGCATTCATAACGGTAGCCACCGTCGTAATTACACGATGTAACTGTGACGGCTAGCATTAAGCTGGCTAATGAGGCACCTAATTTTCTCATGCCTCTATTATAGCATTTAGTCTTCTTCTTTTCGAAGGGGTATTGTAGCAAGCCAAATAAGGGTTGCGGCTAATGTAGCCAATCCTACTACCTGCTGAGCAGTTCCAGTAAGTGTTAACCAGGCTACAAAAAATCCAAGGAGGGTCCAGACTTGAGCAATACTTTCTTTAACAGCCTCCCATAGATAATTTAGGATACCTTTAATTATTTTCATTATATCCTCCTTGTCATGGCAGCAGCCACAATATTTGATGCAATAATTACTGGCACAATTACTTCTTGTGCCTTTTCTCTTTGATCATCTGTCATATCTTTACCCCATTCTGAAGGGTCAAGAACCTTGTCCAAATCTATACTTGTTAATGCTCCTATTGGATCCGTTAAAAACTTTTCTGCAGCAATTTCTGTAGTAGCATCTGCCAAGGTGTATGGCATAGGAGCATCAATATTTTCTTCAGCTCTGCTAGAAAATTCTACAATTGCTACAGCTAAAACTGGATTGTCTTTTATTGCTTCTGCAATAATTTCTAGGTCTTCCGATTGAATATTTAAATCATCCGCTAATTCTTCTTTAGCTTCATTAGATAAATTATTTATTGTATTTGATAATTCAGCGGCTAATTTAGCATCGTTGACACCTATTAATTTATTTAGTTTATTTAATTCTTCCTCCGAAATTGGATTATTTGTGTTATCATTGTCAGATGGTATATTTACAACTTCTTCGTCAACAGATTCCTCTTGTTCAGGTTCTTGGGTTGGATTTGTATCCTCTGGCTGAGGTGAAGGCTCTTGTGAAGGTTCTGGAGATGAATCAGTCTCTTCGCTCTCCTCATCTCTGGTATCAGAACTTGGAGAAGGAGTGGGATCATTTGGTTCAGTTTGCTCTTCGTCATCAGGGAATCTTGGATCCTCTGGCGTAATAATTTCTGGTTCAACTTCTACATCTGGGTCTGGTAGTGTTTCTTCTGTGGGTTCTGGATCTGGAGTTACTTCTGGTTCTGGCTCAACAGTTACTTCTGGTTCTGGATTAACTTCTTCTGCTGATTCTTCTCCATTAATAGATGCAATTAAATTATTAAGATTAGATATGTCTGCTGCTAATTGTGTAGCTTCTGCTACCTCTGCCTGCTGCTCTTCTGGAGTAATTGGGTCTGGCTCTGGTGTTGGGGTAGGGGATACGAATATGTCTTCGACTGGAGCGGCTTGTAATGTTGGAGCAGAAGAAGGTGATACTTGAGTTGCTCCCCATTCTTCAAGAGATACAATAGATCCGTCATGTAGTCTAACGCCAGTTCTAAGATTTTGATATTCTGGACCCTGATAGCTATATGCTACAGATATTCCACCAGTATTTGTAATTGCTACTAATATATTAACTGTGCTTGGCTGTGCACCATAGTTACCAAATGGAACCATATTTAAATTCATTTGGAATCCACCTTCTGAATAATATATATCTAAACCACTAGTTCCGCTTGCTCCTGGGAACCAATCCATAGAATATAAAGAAATAGATGGTGTATTTGGATATGCCCAGTATGTTGGATCAGGCTGACCAAATGTAATTACTGAATTTGTAGTTGCATATATATTAGAATATTCGACACCGTCAAATGTTATTGTTGTGGCTATTGGTATTTGATAAGATATGTCATCACCAGAACATGTATCCATATGATGAACTGTTGGTTCTACATCGCCTTCATATGCCGCCGCTATTGTTTGAGACTGTATGAAATTTACGCAAGTTGCATAAGCATTCAGTGGAGTAAGGACTAGCCATCCGAATGTCAAAATGGCGGCTAAGGATAATCTCCATATCTTTGTTCTAGTCAACTAAGTACTCCTCGTTACAACTTTTGTAACAAGTTAATTATAACATGTAATTACTTAGCGTTATCTGTTTTATAGAAGCCAGAACCTTTAAACTGTATGCCGAATGTGCCAAACTGTTTGACCATTGCTGCTCCACATTTTTCGCAGATCTCTGTCATTGTTGCATCACTGATTGATTTGTGAACTTCTTTAACATGTTCACAAATAATGCATTTATAATCGTATGCTGGCACTTCTTCTCCTTAAATTATTGTGAGCAGTTTAGACACATGCTCAGGTGTATCCTAAGGCGTAACTATTAGCCCGTGTCCATCTACATGGACAGAACTATTATACTATTTTTTCTTCTTACGCTTGAGCAAGCCTTCTTTTTCTGCCTGCCCTAGCATTTCGTCTTGTTCCGCTTCAGAAATTTTTCCAAGTTCATCACCATCGATAATTTCAAATACCTTTGGTTTTGCTTCTTCTGGAATTCTTTTTGTTAATGAAACAATAAGGAGACCGTTTTTCATCATTACAGAAGTTACCTCTACATATTCTGCAAGAGAGAATGTTCTTGAAAAACTGCGTCCTCCAATGCCTTTATGAATATAACTTGTTGCATCTTCAGATTTGCTTTCTCCTGAAATTGTCAATACATTTTTTTCTTGCTGAACTTTAATATCTTCTGAATTAAAACCAGCAAGAGCAATTTCGATCAAATAAGAATCTTCACCAAACTGCTTTAAATTGTATGGTGGATAATTAGTTGAACTGTTCATTACTTTTTCTAGATTTCTAAAGTGGTTATCCCACCCAATAAAAAATGGATCTTTAAAAAGATCCAATGCGAAATGTGTTACCATTTTATTCCTCCTTTAAGCGAATAAATTAATATGTTGGCCCCGAATGGCGACCCACATATATTATAGCAAAGACAAAAAGTTTTGTCTAGTAAATCTTCTTTTTTCTCTCCTGCATTTTTTGTTCATTTGCAGTGGCTGCATAAAGAGCTCTCATGTGTGCTGATGCTCTTGACTTGCTTGGATGGCATCCTTTTAGTTCACCCTTGTCATTTACAACGGCATATCCCTTGCATCCTGCCGCTCCTTGTCTAATGTTGTATGGCATATTTCCTCCTAATCGTTTGGCGTATCTGGGAAATTCATTTGAATCAATCCCATTTCTTTCGCCAGTTCTTGTCCCTCTGGACTTAAATGTAAAGTAGCTTCTAAATTTTCATCATATTCTACTTCCATTAAACCTTTTTCATATAACTTTATTAAAGAATCATCAATATGTTGTATGTGCGCTTCCCATAATTCTGGTGCCACCTCTTTGGCTTTTTCATGTATAGCGAAAATCATTTCTCCATTTTCATCCATACCTTCTAAAGTTATAGCACCTATCTCTATATAGTATTGCAAGTCCATATCTTCATCCATATCTATATTATACTCTCTTTTGTGTGGCGTGTAGGACTTGAACCTACGACGACCAAATTATGAGTTTGGGGCTCTGACCAACTGAGCTAACGCCACAGGGTCTTATTGTATTGTCCCATCCTCATTTTTGTCAATGGTAGTTTCCACTAACTGCTGGACGTAGTCAGAGAAATGCTTTCTAACGCTTCCAGGCGGTCTTGCTCCAAGAGATTTCCACAGTCTCTTATATTCAACAACATTTGCAAACGTTGTGGGGCATAACATGTAGCCAGAATACTCTTTTAGAGTAGTTGGCAGAGGTACATGCTTCCCACAGCATTTACATTCTTTTGCTTTATCTTGATATATGCTCATAGTATTTCCATTCCATCTAGTACGTCCGCCAATTTTGAAGGCATCTTTGGTGGCCTAATTACATTTAATCTAACATCTTCGCCTTCAGTATCTCTACGTCTTGAAATTGAATCATATGTATGAATATCAATTTCTTGATTAGTTTCAAATTTAGTTCTGCTAATAGCATTATAAATAGATCCACATACAGCATCTGCTAAGTCTTTAGAACCTTTGCGTGGATGGTCTACCTTATCACGCATTATTTTCAGCTGCAATAATTCATCTATAAGTAGTGGGATATGCGGCCCAGTAATCCTATCCTCGGCTACAACCATAGCCATATCATCATAGTGTTTTTTAGCTACTGATAGGGTCTCTGTATTAATTCCATATTGTTTTAATTGCTGCATCATGTCATGAGAATTCCAACGGTCAAAAGTACAAAGTCTTATTTTAAATCCTTTTGTTCTCAACGATAAGATATAGTCTTTCACTTCAGTAAAGTCTACAGATTTATCTACAGTAGGTGTCCAATATCTAACTGCATCTACTTCTACAATTGGCGCAGGCTGGGAGTATGTATCAGTTACTTTCACATTAACCCACTTTTGAACATGGGACATAGATACAGCGCAATGGTCATGTTTTTGTGCAAGATCTACGTGTAGAAAGTATTCTTTATCAGGGTCTGGTGCGAACCAATTTTCAAATCTACCAAAGCTATCTACAGCTAATGCCATGTTGCTAAATGCTTTTTCTATTTTTTCTCTTGATTTAAAGAAAGCATCTATTGCTTCTGGTGGCATACATGCGAAACGGCTTAAGGCGTCTGGCATATTTTTATAAAATTCCACTTTAAAATCTTCAATCTTTTTTGTTGGGTTGACATCCCATGTTGGTCTTTTTAAAGCATATACTTTTGGAATATTATATGAGACTATATGATCTTCTTCCCACTCAACAGTAATTTCATTTCCTGTGGTTCCGTCTGGGAGATCCTCATCCATCTTAAGGGTTTTACTTCTTAAAACTGTTTCTTTTTCTGCAATTACAGAATCATAAAATTTTTGTATTGGATCATTTTTAAATCGTGGGAATGAAAGCAAAATAACTTTGCCATAGTCTGGAAAACGAGAAATAACAGAGCCACGATACATATCATAGATAGCATCGGCAGTTTTTGCCTGGTCATGGCCAGTTGTGTTTTCTGTTGCGAATCCTGAAATTTCATCAAGGATAACTGCAATAACGTTGTATCCTTCAAATGCCTCTCGCTCCGAATGTCCAGAATAAACATTTACATTCTTATCAAATCTTATCTCTGACGCCTTTGGATCATACTTTCCTACAAACCATGGAGATCTTTCTATTCTTGTTTTGAATCCTTTAAAGAAAACATTGTTAGCTTGCTGTGCGTTAACAGCTATGTTAATAATATCAATCGTATCTCCAGGAGGCTTGCCATAATATATTGCTGGATCTTTTAGGCATAGCAAAAGATAAACTATATACGATACAGAAATAGTAGAAGTATAGTCTTTTCCAGACCCTTTACCTAACTGTGCAATTATTTCTGTGCAGGTTTGCTTGTATCTCCGCCTACCTTCAGCTTCGCCAAAGAGCTTAATAAGAGTGGATTCTTTATATATTTGTGACCCTTTTTCAATGAGAGTATATTGGTACTCCGAAAGTGGGGGTAATCCAAGATAATCTGGGCTTGTAACAAATGTTCGTA